TTAACCAACTCGTTAGGTTTTGTGGCTAGCCTGTGAAGGTACAGGGACTAAAGAGCGATTTGTTGGAATGACTTTGTAGAACTTACGGAAGAGATTGCGTGACCGGTTTCGGTCGCGACGTTCCTTATCCTCACGAAGCATGGTCTCCACTGAGACATATTTGTCCCAGGAAGCCCAAAGCCCAGTGTGGTAAGATAACATCACCTCTGCTACTTTCCGGTTCCAATCAAGTAACCGAGAGTCAAAGGTATCTCGAACAAGCTCCATTGCCAGAGCCTTTACGGAACGTACAGGTTCGGCCTTTGGATGAAGTTTACCCGAAAGATCACGAGTCATCAGCGACCACTTATTATAGTAGGTCGTTGAATCCTCAATGAAACTTGCTAGTTTCTCGTCTCCTTTCAATGCTAGGTCATAATAAACCCAGAAGGCAGGAGAACAAAGAACTAAGGGTGCTGAGATCCACCCCCATAGGTTACGACCCAGAAGGAGAGCCTCATTCCAAAAATTGGAAACGAGACGATCCGTCTGAACGCTCCCCATTTCGGGAGCTGACTGCGCAAGGGCCATATCACGGAACAGTAATTCCGTAAGATGTGTTAACTTGTCAGCCATAAGGTGTGGGAATATACCGATCCAGACAGCTTTAAAATAAAGCCCACTGGCCGTATCCCATAAACCACCTGTAGGTCCAATAACCGAAGAAAGGATCGGATTACGGAACTTCTTAGCCCAGGAACTGGGCCGTAGAAATTTCATGATCCGATTCAGATCTCCCACAACGCGCGAAGAAAAGACAAACTCTCGGTTCAGGGCATCCTGAATCAGAGTACTGAGCATCCGCGGATTTCGAATAACAGCAAGGATTAAACCAGGTCCCATAGGGGAAAGATCCCCTAGGGTTGGTGAAATCCATCGTTTAGCAAACTCTAAGGTCCCAGAAACCATTTCAAAAGATTTGGATAGGTTAATGGAAACACCAAGAGATTGCATCAACGAGAGGTAGCACTTAGCCACACCTTCATCTGCAATGACAATGTCATCACCGAGCAAGGCATAGTGAGTGAACCACCCCTTGACACCTGTACGAGCAGCGGCAATCTGCACCAAAATATGGTGAGATAACGCTAACATCGCCCAAGATGACAACGCTCCTATTGGTTGGCCAACGGAATACTTAATAGGCTGATCCTTAAGATACCATGGACGCGAGACTAGCAAAGCAGCCCAGGAATCAGCGTATGGAATCCCGAAAGATTTCAATACCTGAACCTGGAATGCGATGGGAAGTCGATCAGTCGCGGCTGAGAGGTCATAAGAATACACCGGAGACCCAGAAGCTCGAACGTATGTAAGAAGTCGGTGCACCGGACCTAATTGGTCAAATGTACCATCCTGAGGGATCGTCTTAAGAATGTTAAAGATGGCTGTGTGTAACGGGCTCAAAAGAGCTTGCGTCCACCAATCAGTCACCGCAACAATCCGGACTTTCCCACGGGCTTCAAACAACGTAACGAGTTTTCCAAGTTTCCGTGGCATCTTACCGACCACGATTAATAGGGGTACTACAGGAAGGCTCACCATGATGGTGAAAAGGTTCCACATCAATAAGACCCAGGCGCGTTGGACAAATGCAATAGACAACCAGTGCCACCAAACTAATGGATGGTACAGGAAAGCTAGAGCATCTAACCCAGCAGACCAGGTAGACTTCTTGAAATTAGGACCTGCCGATTCCGAAAGGTACCGCCAGCTGGCTTGTGAAAGAACAAGACTCTTGGCAACCATGTTAACAGCCTGACTCACTTCCCAAAAGGCAAGTGTAGCGTTCACACCGGAGAATCCATCCGTAATGGTGGATAACTTTGGTGTAGGGACACAGCCGATAACACGGTAAACCGAAAGCGTAGACAGGGTCACCCGAATCACCTTTAACGCAAAGGCCTGATCTTCACCTTTAATAAGGAGGAAGATCTTCCGAAGCGGTCCAGGTAATAATAAGGGCAGACCTTGCCGGCTTAAGCCAACTCGTACTGACGAGGTTGTCTCTTTGTAAGCCTCCCCACCAATCCACAAGATAATAATTCGAGAAACTAAGGCCAAGTATTGGGTAAGCCAAAGGCTACCGTTTACCTGCCATAGCTTCAAGATCTTATCGTGCATTGGAAGGAAACAAGTCTTCCAATAAGCCCGAAGTCCCATTAGCCACACAGGAACCATCATGAAGAACCAAAGCTCACGCTTACGGATCCAACGAAGGTTACTGGTGATTTTACCATTGGTACTTTTATTGTTCATAAGATATGAATGATATTCGTCTAGTGGTCCGATCTAACAAGAGCTACAGGACTGAAA